CCTAAACCGTCGGAAGGTCACAATTATGTTTCGCAAGAAACGCTCGCAAGAAATTCCTCGTAGGTCATGTTATAACACTGACTTTCCGAACTATTACACTGCATCGCGGGTGGATAATGCCTATCTGCGCCCTGCAGAGGCAAGCAATTCCTTTCAAGAAGTTTCGTCTTTTGATATGTTTCATACGAAGGCAATGTCAAATCTTTATTAATGGCAACCTTATCTAAAAAGCAACTTCTTGGAACACTTGGCCGCTCCTTAAACAAATGAAGTTTGGCCATATAAGTTTCGTAATCCATTCTCTCCATCGATTTAACTACATTATTTGGATAGCCTCCATTTAACCAACGCATTTTATGATTTAATAAAGCGCGATTATTTTTATTTGTGGGGCGCGGCGTATTGTAAGGGTCATAATTTACGTAGTGACTTTGGTTCACTTGTTGCGGTCCACTTGGTGGAATACCGTACCCTCTTCTACCCGTTCCTCTAAATAATGATTGGTAAGCATCATCGTTGCTGTGGGACGAAACTCGTCTGGAACTATTCAATGAAAACCCACCTTCACCCGAATGATTACGATAACTTGTCGCCTGAGCTTTCTTTTTCATTGTAGCAAGAGACATATATATACTATAAATAAATTAAACACGGGTCAATAGTATCCATGGAGTTTTTAATAAAAAAGTATGGTTTACTATAATAGAGTGCCTCTAATTCAACATTTGATATTTTAGATCTTATTTTTTTTGTAATCAAATAAAACATAAACAACCCAACCGATTTATACAATATAGTTTTATGATTTTTATATTGTATATCATCGGGTATAAATTCGATCTTCTCTTTTTCCAAGGGTTCATATATATAAGTATCGTCATATAATTCAACTATGTGAGTATCTTTTACTAAGAATAATACTTGTTCATGAACTTCAAAATCATTTAAACATATATGAGTTAGCGTGAGTCCCTTCTGTTCTAAAAAACTTACTATAAATATGAGCGAATAAATACATGATTCATTTAGCCCTTTATATTTAGCGGCCAATTTAAGTGATTTAATATTAAATAATTCCTTTTGATCTTTTTTCATTTCAGACAATATATTTTGAATTTTTACAGGCATATAAATAGTTTAGAAAAAATTGAATCTAAAAATACTCTATATAAATAATATACAAACACTACAATATCACAACATGTCGTACGTTCCTCCTCACCTTCGCAACGCCAAGAAAGCTGATGTCAAGCCTGCTGTAAAGCCAAATGAAAAAACAAAGGTAAATGATTTCCCTGAATTGGTTAAAGTACCAGTCGTGTCACAGAAGCCTGCCATGGACTTTAGCAAGTTATTCAATAATGTGGAAGAAGTAATCGAAAAAAAAGATGAACTAAAGCGCGGCATCATCAAGCTCACCAAGAGCGGAGTCGTAGATAGTGTTACGCTAGAAGAGCAAGAACAAGACGACGCACTACGAAATAATCGTATTGTATCAAAAAATATGATTGATTATTACAATCAAATTAACAAACAACGCGAACAACGTTTACGGACAGATGTCAATTATTCGCCTGAAATAGTCGTAGAAGAATACAGCAGTAGCAGCAGTAGCAACGGAAGTTATTATTCAAATGAAGACAGCGAATACGCCGAAGACGACCCTGAACAGGAAGCGACCGAGTTTTGATTAGTTCGAACTAATATATTAATTTCTAAATAAATAATAATGAATTTTTCATCTTATGATAACGAAATTGATCAAGATATCACGAATAGCATTGAAAAGATAAAAGATCAATTTAATCGGGTTGATGTTCAAAACATATATATTTATTTTTTATATGTAGTAAATCAATCATGTGAAACCTATAAACGTATTGTTGTTCCAATTAATGATGGCGTTTTAACAAAAGATACGTTGATGGCAGAAATAATAAAAAATCGCAATGATTCAGGAAGAAGATTTAATGTAACGGGCATTTACAATTATAATTTTGATACAGAGGATTTAGTAAATTTTATGAATAACGGTCATACTTTTAATGAATTTACTAATGTTCATGATATCCCATTTAATAAATCAATTGATTATTTTGAACATCATAATGCGGCATTCATATTTTTATCAAATGAAAAAAATAAAAATACAAAAAAAACAAATATTATTCCAAGAAAGAAAACATTAAAACATATATAATTTATAATAATTTAGATTTCATCAAAATTAATTTCGCCAATGATAATTTCACTCATCTCATCCGTAATGTTTGTAATTTCATTCTCTTCTTTTTTCATAATCATGAAATTAGTTGTAGTTTGAAGCAATTTTGTTTTATCTGATTCGGTATAAGATTCGAGCAAATCGCATTTTGGCAATTTATCATCCGCGACAGATTCCCAATCACGTACCCCTACCAAAACCCATGTCCCTGGTTTTATAATATTGGATGATTTATTCTTACCGCGAAAACTTCCGCGGATGATACAGAGGCGCATGACATCATCATTGCATTTTACATGACATTGACCGTTTCCAAGCATCTTATTAATAATGCCATATACTTCTTCGTCGCATTCAGATACGCGAACCTTGTTGTGAGCCGTTGAGCCGGTGCGCTTCGTGTGTTTGTGGTTTCCGCCTGCGATGTTCTTCCCCATTTTGTCGTTAGATATCTATTAATTGATATATTTTTTTTAATTCAATTTTATATGAAGTCATTTATAAAAGTTCAAAAACGAACAAAAAAGAACTTTATGAAGGCATTGCGTTCATTTATAAAACGGCGCACAGTTAAGCGTAAAACCATTATACACGTGAAGCAGTAACATCCTGCTTTAAACTTTTTGACAATTCTTTAGAAAATCGAATATGAGTTTGGTCCTTATCTATTTTATAAGTCGCCATTAATGTACTATTAAACCGCGAAACCTCGCTTATTAGTGGCCTGAAACTCGGCACAGGATGAATAAATAATAACAATAACATATAAAAAGATTCGGTATCCATATTAATATTATTATAAATGTCAAGATAATGCAGTGCTATTTTATAATAATCCCATGTTTTATAAGTATTCAATAATTCAGTAACAACCGTATCTTTATCGAGTCCAATAAATGAACTAAAATATTTTATTGCGTGGATATTAAACATGTCAACAAATTTGTCTCCTATTAATTTAATTATATTATTATTAGATAAATATACAGTTATGGTGTGTTGTATAATAGACAATGTGAGTGTGTCACCTTCATGCACCAAATAACATAATAAATGATATTCTAGCGTCCAAAATTTCCATTTGGGTGAATAATTGAAAATGGCTTGTTTTAAATAAGGATAATTGGGCTTATCACCTCTAATAAACTCGCGTTGAATCATTGATAATCCAAAATCAATCACATATAGGTTTGATTTATTAAATAAAATATTACCAAAGTGTAAATCGTGATGAATAATGCCATATTTTAACATGGTTTCAATTCGTTTACACAATAATAAATATGTTTTTATTATATTTATTTTAGATGCGGTGTCATTTAAATAGGTATCCAATTCTTCTGCTTTAATAAATTCAGAATATAATATTTGATAAGGTTTATTCAGGTCTGGGTCTTTATCAAAAAGTTTACATTGTGGGCGCATTGCCGATTTTTGTAAATTGATTTTATTAATTAAACAATTATTTGTCACTAATACAAAATTATCCTTTTCTTTTTTTAATATACGGCCGATTGCTATTTCAGTTTTTGTAGTAAATTCGTGTTTTACTATTTTAGATACGGTTGTAGTTTTTTTGGGAGGTTCTGTTCCTTGACACGTATATGCCGGATAATACACGCACCCATATACACCCGAACTTAAAAACTTACTCTTTACCATTTACATTATTAGTATACAATTTATTTTTCATTTGATAGTATTGATTTTTGTAGCTCTTTTTAATGAGTGGATTGTCCTCTTTTTTGAAGGCTTCATACGTCTCGGCGGGTTTAAAGGTGGCATCCTTATTAAACTGATAAATAAGGTCTTCTTTGATACTGTCCATAATTTCTTTGGGAATTTTATTAAAACCGGTCCTCTTTTTTGGCTCATTCTTTTCATTCGCGGCAAACTTTTTCACGTAATAATATTTAATGCTTTTGAATACCTTTTGTTTAATTGGAAGTTCGTAATGATGGCGCGAAAGAAATTCGTTTTCCGTGTGGATTAGTTCCGCCATTTTTTCGTACCATTCTTCGAAATTTTCAATTAATGTTTCGTCATTGTCAAACATGTGTTTGTTTGAGAATGCCTGGATAGCTTCATTTAGTTCAGAGGAGAACTTGAATCGGTGGATCGACGTTCGGTTCATTTTGTGTTAATTTCTTTTGCTCAAGTTTTTCATTCAATTTTTTTTCAGCGTATTTAAACCCTTCAATATTGGAATTGATTTGATAAGCACCAAACTGCTCCATCAACTGAATATATGATTTTTTGGGAGGCTTCTCAATTAAAAGAGAGAAGTCAGTCAATCTCGGAACAAAATACACATAATCCCTGTATTGGTCGTTCATGTCCCTGTCAGCGCTTGGAAGACTTACCACTCGACATCCCATAGAAATCGCCTTATGAATGCGCTGCGTCTCTAAGGAATTTTCCTTGTAAAACGGCAAATTAATGACATATTTCACCTGTTTCAACTTTTCACTTAGCTCGAGCGGATTCGTATAAGAATAACTCAAATCAAATTCGACATTACAATCGGGGTTTTTTTCCTTAAAATCGTTCAATAGTAACTCTCGCGCATCATTCTTGGAACCACAGAAAAAGAAGTCGATAGGACGACTGTCAAACTCGGGCGTTGTTTCGGGCATAAAACAATCGTAGAAGTATACGCCATAAAACGGCGTAGGGAACTGTTTTTTAAGACGCCGAATGTTTTCTTTGCTCCAATCAAACGCCGAGTTTCTTGACAAAAGTTCGTAATAATATTTGTTGTCGAATACCTTGCTGTTGTATTGTTCGGTCTGAATAATGATATACTCTATATTCATTTTATTCTGCAAGTCCAACAATTGGTCGGCGCATTCGTGGGCGCCAAAAACAATAATAATATCATTGTCCTTAACATTCATGTTTTGAATAAAGGGAACACTGAGACGATGCGCCAATATATTGGCATTTTCGTTGAATATGGCGTGAAAGGATACGATGTACATTTGAATAATAGAGAGAATATTGAAACGGAATTATAACGAAATTGTTTCTAATATTTTTTGATGTTCTTCAAAGGCGGGAAATCCTTCTACATTATAATCTCGCCATGGTTCTTTATCGACTGTGTTGGATGAGTGACATATGCAAATCATTTGTTTTTTAATGTCGGTGTGAGCGATTTGCCAG